GGAACGCTGTTCCTGCGGGGAGAAACGCCATCGAATGACCTGCGCACAGGCGTGTGGCGGGCGCTCCGATACATGCAATCCGAAATAATTGACGACGCCGAGTGATGCGCTACCACATCCGGTATCACAAAGTGGACCGAAGCGGTCCGTACGAGGTCGACCGCGTCTACCACACGTTCTGCGACGAAGCCGACCTCGACCACGTCCGCGCGCTCTGCAACGAGAACGGGCGCACCGTCGACGAGGTGCAGCCGGTCCGGGACATGGACGGCGCCACGCTTCGCCGCATTCTCGATGGCGCCCCCGACGAGCAGACGGTCGCTGACGACGACGAATTGCCGTTCTAGTAATCTTTCATTGCCACACTCAGACCCATGACCGACGACCGATTTTCGGAGGCGCAAGAGGAAGCGCTGGATCCCGAGCACCACCGCGAACCCGAGTACAACGAGCATGCGTTTTGCGCCGGGCGCGAAGCCGCTGCGGACGGGATCCCCTTTAGCATGAATCCCCATGACCGCGGCACGAATGCCTACAAGTCGTGGATGGCCGGGCACTTCGACGAACAGGCCATCCGTGACGGCGAGGACCATCCAGGCACCGTATGGTGGGAGCGCATCAATTCTCCTTCCAGCACCGACACGTCACCAGACCACGATTCGCCATGACCAACTCGACCAACGAAACCCGCATTCTCCACATTCTGCGTCCGTATGGCAACCGGAGCGCCCCCTGGAAAGCGCATGACGAAGAGGGGAACGTCGTCGACGAGCGGCGCCGACTGGACGACTTTCGCGACATCGTCGACGCCACCATTCACCGCGGCACGAGTCCCAACATGGATGCGGCGTGGCTTCCGGAGGTCGAAAACGGGCGCGCCGTGAGTACGGACGGGTCGACAAGCGCGTACTGGACGGAGGTGCCTGCGTGGACGTACCGCGTCGTAGCGGGCGACCATCGCGCCGAGCCGTCCGGCAACAACCTGTCGGCGGCGCTCCACCAGGCGGACACGTATGGAGCCAGTGAGTTTGGCCCGGAGGCACCGGATGGCGTCTATCACAATGTCGAGCAGATCGACTACCTGAAGCACCCGGCCCTCAGCCGCTCGACGTTGCACAAAGGGGCGATGCGCTCGATGCAACACGCCAAGCACGCCCACGACGAGCCGCCCGACATCGACGCGGAAAGCCTCGCCATGCAGACGGGCACCGCCACGCACATTCGCGTCCTCGAAGCCGACCGCTTCGACGACATCTATGACGTGGCGCCGGACACGTGCTCCAGCCAATTTAGCGACGGGCGCGACTGCACGTACAGCGCCAAACATCGCGTCGGGGGGCGCTGGTACTGTGGGCGCCACGTTCCGGACGGGGCGACCGACGACGTGAACGTTCTCTCGAAGAAGCAACAGCGCCGCATCAACGGCATGACCGAGGCGTTGCGGCAAGATCCGGACGCCTCGATGTTCTTGTGGGATCTGGATGGCACCGAAGAACTGACACTCCTATGGACCAACCCGGAGACCGGCTTGCGGTGTAAGGCCCGTATCGACCGCGTGATCGATACGTCGTCGGACGCGTCGCCGGGCCGGGCGCCTGCGCTTGTCGACCTAAAAACGGCGGACTCGGCGCATCCGGGCGACTTTTCGCGGTCGGTCGGCCAGTACGGCTACTGGCTTCAGTCCCCGTTTTACCAGCACGGGTTCGAGGTCCTCACGGGAGTCCGCCCAAGCGATTTTTTGTTCGTTGCCGTCGACTCCGCGCCGCCGCACGTCGTCCAGGTCTACCGTCTCGACGCACTTCTGGCCGAGAAGGCGACGGCTCGGATGTACGAACTGCTCGTCGAGTTTGCGACCTGCGACGAGCAGGACGAGTTTCCGGGGTACGGGCAGGGCGTACAGCCCATTACGCCGCGCCCCTACCAGTCGCGCAGGCTCAACATTTACGACGAGGTCTAACGCCGACGCCCCGGTCATGGATCGCATTTGCGCGGCGTAGGTTCACACGGTACGTTCTCTTTGTGAATCCACGCCGCGTGTCGTATGTCTAAAGGCCGCGTTACGAAGGTTGGCGACTTCATCGATCAACCCGACTCCCCGTCACGCCCGTCGGAAGCCGTCGCCATCGGCACCGCGGTCGAGGTGCTGGACCGCCGCCTCAGTGGCGACGATACGCTCGACTCGCTGCGCGAAAACGGCGAGATGCGGGCCTGGATTGAAAAGGCGTTTGGCGTGACGCTGGCCGACCCCATCGAGCGGATGATCGACTCGATGATGCGGTACGAAGTGACCATTGTCCTGAGCGCCAACAGCATGGGAAAAACCCATGCCGCGGCCCGACTGGCCTTGGCGTGGTTTCACTGGATGATGCAAGATAGCAGCATCAAGGACTGCGAGGTCTTTACCGCCGCCGCCCCGCCGGAGCGGAACCTGAAGCAGTTGCTGTGGGGCGAGATTTACGCCGGACTGAACGAGGCCGAAGACACCTTCGGCAACTACGGCGAATACAGCCTGCACGTCGACGGGGGACCGAACAGCTACGTCACCGGCGTGACGATTCCGAATGCGGCCCGCGACGAACAAATGCAGGCCCGATTCTCCGGCAAGCACGCCGACGCGCTGGCGTTTATCTTTGACGAGGGGGACGCCATCCCGCAAGCCGTGTTCGACGGCGCGTGGAGTTGTATGAGCGGCGGCAAAATCACGCGCATGCTCATTATGCTCAACCCGCGCTCCCCGCGCGGGCCGGTGTACCGGATGGTGCAAAACAACGAGGGCAACGTCGTCCGCCTCTCGGCCTTTGATCACCCGAACGTGATTCAGGGCGATGCGGTCATTCCGGGTGCGGTATCCCGCGATAAGGTGGTCCGGCGCATTGCCGACTGGTCCCGACCGATTGCCGACGGCGAAGAGGCCAGCGAGCGCACGACGTTCGAGTTGCCCGACTTTTTGGTGGGCGAGGTCGCCGAGCGCCCCGATGGAAGCATGACCGCGCCGCTGCCCGAGGGAAAGCGCGTCGTGACGAACCCGAACCTTTGCCATATGGTGCTGGCGACGTATCCGAAGCAGGGCAGTCACCAGCTTATCAGCGAAGAGTGGGTCGATGCGGCCATCGAGCGCTGGAAAGCCTACACGGGCGAGTACGGCGAAGACATCCCGCAAGGCGCGACGATGGGCTACGACGTGGCGTCGACCGGCGTCGACCGCAACGTGCTGTGCTTTCGGAAGAACAACTACGTGGCGCCCTTTAATTACTACTGGTCGGGGGTCGACCCCGATACGGGGGCGTCTCGGGCGGCGACGGCGTTTAGCGATCACGGGTGCTTTGCAGCCAAAATTGACGCCAGTGGATTGGGCGACGGGGTGCCGCGTAAGATGCGCCGCCAAGGCGCGACGCGCGCTCATGGCATCAAGGCCAATCAAAAACCGACCGAGCGCAGCGACGACGGGGAGTTTTACTTGATGCGCGACCAGCTTGCCTGGAAGGTCCGGGAGTGGCTTCGCCCGACCGAGGACGAACCGTCCGAGGCCATGCTGCCGCCGGACGAGCAACTCAAAGAAGAACTGACCGAACTCACGTACGGCACCACCAAACGCGGCAAAATCCGGGTCATGACCAAGGACAAGCTCCGCGAGGTGCTTGGTCGCTCGCCGGACAAGTTTGACGCTCTGGCCTTGACGTTTGCGCCTTCAAAGCGGAATTTGAAGACCGCCAACTGGCATAACGAGAGCTTCGAACCGGCCATGTAGCGCCATGGGCACCGTGACCGTTGTCATTGTGAAGGAGGCCATTCGCGGCTGTGACACGACGACCGTTGACGCGATACTGGATCTTCTGAACGAGTACACGTTAGTTTCAGAGCAGTCAGACCCTTGGCGAGACGCGAAACGGCTGACCATGTCGGTGCCGGAGATGGACGACGGACCCGCATCGATCATCGTGAGCCATCATTCCGACGGCACCGTGACTGCTTCTCTCAAACGCACCGACTAGGATGTTTTCGAAGCTATGGCAAGGGATTAAAAATGCCGGGTGGGCCTTCAAACGGACCGTACGCACCTACAGCCTGTCCGGCGAAGGGTTTTGGCGGCAGTTTTCGGCAAACTACAGCCGCGCGACCTACGAGACCATGGCGCGGGAGGTAGTCCGCAACGCGACCGCACGGCGCGGCATCTCGGAGATCATCAACCGCGTGCAGCAGGTCTGGTCACTCATTAAACCGGTCCGCGAGAACGACGACGGGTCGCTCGAAGAGGTCGATCATCCGATCATGGATCTCTTGCAGCGACCCAATCCGCGCTTTCCGGGGTCCTACCTGGTAAGCGGCATGGTGTGGCAGTGGTATCTGGCGGGAGAGTGGTTTTTGCACGCCTTCATTCCCGAAACCGGCCCGGATCGCCGCAAGGTGCCCCAACAGCTTCACCTTTTCCGCGGGTCGGAGTTTGTCGGATTCGACCGCGATCCGGCGACCGGCTTTCCCGAGGGCTATCACCTTCAACTCCCGAACGATCAGCAAGAGACCTTCACGCGAGACGAGGTCCTCCATGCCCGCAATTACAACCCGCAGGCCAACCACCGCGACCGCGGTCTTCCCTTGATTTTGGCCGCGATGCGGAAGATCGACCAGCAAAAGAGTGCGGACAAGTGGAATATGAGCGTGGCGTCCTCGGGCGGACGCGCGCCGTTTTATTTGATGCCGCGAGGGCTTGAACCGGGCGATTTTCTCGACGAGGACATGCGGGATCGCACGCAGGAAAAAATCGACGAACAGTACGAGAAACAGGCCGAAGAGTCGAAGCCGTGGGTCCTGTCCGGGATGTTCGAGGTCGTCGACGCCAGCTTTACGCCGGAAGAAGCCTCGATCCGCGAAGGCTACAAGATGGACTCCGAGGAAATCGCCAAAGCGCTCGGCCTCAGTCCTGTGCTTTTGGGGTCCGTCGAAGGCGCGACCTACGCCAACCTCGAAACGTCGGAGTACCAGGCCATCCGCGGCGTCGTGATGCCGCTGGTCGACCGGTTCCTCGATGAACTGAACCGGTGGCTCATGCCAAAATTTGGCACGGGCACGGACGTGTTCCTGACCTACGATAAGCGTCAGATTGATGCGCTTGACGTGTCGATGAAGCACAAGGTCGAAGCGCTCGCCAAGCTAGTGTCGAACGGCATTATCGAGCGAGACGAGGCGCGCGCCGAAATCGGGTATCCGGAGAAAGGGGGCGATGCGGCGCGGCTGTTTGTCCCCGGCAATATGCTTGCGCTCGGCACCGACGACGACCCGAGCGGCGGCACGGAGGGCAACCCTGCGACCTCCGAGGACATCGAGCAGATCATTAGCGACATGGACGACATGACGCAGGAAGAGTTCGAGCGCTTTATAGACGGAACCTTTCGGTCGATGGTCAGCGGGCGTGCCCCGCGCGCCAACGGTACGGGCGGTACGACCGAGGACATGAAACGGCACAAGCCCACGACGAACGGCTCGGTGGTCACGTGACCCATTCCTGCGGAACGGTCCAGCACGAACAGCGAGCGACCCGTCGTGGCGCCCGGCGTCTTCTTTTCGTCATGGGCGCGCTGCGTCGTCACGGAAAAATGGCGCGCCCCGGATTGAAGCGCACCCTCGAAGCCGAGACCGACCTAAAGGCCGACCACTTTGCCGTCACGCCGGGCTTTGCCCTGCCGACCGCGTGGAGAAACGCGGACTGGTCGCTGACGACGACGGTCAAACAGGATGCGCAGGCGGACCTCCAATCTGAACTGCGCACGCTCTACCAGGAGCAACAGCAGGCCATCATCGATGCCCTACAGCGCATCCAAGAGTCGGGCCGGGCGACCCGGCATGTACTTACGGTCTACCGGGCGGCCAATAGCCTGAAAGAAGACCCGGTGCCTGCGCTGCACCAGTTGATCATTCAGCAACTGATCGATTGGGAGGATTGGGCGTCCGAGCTTGTCGTGCGGACGCGCCCGCTGTTCACGGATCTTATGGAAGAGGGCTTCGTGACGGGTGCCAACCGCGTCGGTGTGCGCGACGTGGACTTTACGTCGGATTCGCCGTTTGCCCGCGACGCCTTGGACCGGATTCTTCGTCTCGCGCAGCAGACGCAGTCCACCTGGGAGCGTCGCCTGGCCGAGCGAATTCAGACGGGCCTGTCGGAAGGGGACGACTTTGCCGACTTGATCGACCGCGCCGAGGACCTCGGGGAGCAGCAGACCGGCTTTCGGTTGCGCCGCAACGTCCGGACGGCGGGCAATGCGACGTTCGAGGCCGGGCAGTTAACGTCGTGGCGGGAGTTTGATTTTGTCACGCGTCGGTCGTGGCTTACGGAACGCGACCTACAGGTCCGCGGCGTGCCAGGCGACCGGTGGGACCACCGCAGCGCCGACCGCCAGATTCAGCGGCTCGAACACCCGTTTTGGATTCAGCGCTTCGACGCGCCCGGCGGCGAAGCCGTCATGTATCCAGCAGCGCCCGAAGCCTCGCCCGGAAACGCCATACACTGCCGGTGCTCCCAAGTCGCCGAACTCGACGAATAGGGCCGATACGCCACCTATAACCCCCGAAACTTGACGGTATGGGTCTACGTGCCCTATCGTACATACAAATCTTTGCTGGAATGACGCTTGTAGGAAGAACCAGGGACGAAGCGCGCCGGTCTCGTGCCTGACCCAAAGAGGAAGCCGTGCTGGACGGCAACCGGCCCGAGTCACACCGAGAGAGGGCGCCGCCGCCCGTCGCGCCTGCGACCACACCGAACCAACTGCGCACCGGCCCGGATGCGGGACGGAGCGCAGACCCGCAGAGCAGACATGCATCGCGGGGACGGGCCGACACACCTAGAGCGAAGACGCCCGCATCCGAGCGGGGAGTGGCCCACCGGATGCAGCCTCGAAGGCACGGGCACGATGCGCCGCGGGCAGGTCCGGCAGGCGACGCACCACTCTGCGCCTTGTCGGATCCCGCATGAATTGCCAGCAGCATCCCTTTGACGAAGGGACCTTGTCCAGAGCGTGTCAGGACCCCGAGACTCCGACGACTGCCTCGCACGCTGTGGAGAGGGTCCCGTTTGTTTTTTTTTCGGCTGACCCCCCTCTGCCATGCCCTATCGCATTGAAGAGCGAGACTGCGAGCAATCCGACGGAACCAGTGGCTCGTATGCGCTCGACAAAAACGAGGGCACCGAGGACGACCCGGAGTGGACCCAAGTGTCCTGTCACACCAGCGAGAGCGCCGCGCAAGCGGCCCGGCGCATCCGCGAGGCCGCCGAAGACTCGACGGAGTCCAAACAGGGTGCGTCCTCCCGCTCAATCATTACCTCAGCGCCCGCCACCTTCCCCATGGATGCGACCCACAAGGCCAACGACCCCCTTATCAACTTTGCCGGAGGACTGAAAATCCTCGGGTCGGGAAAACGCTACGGCAAGGACGAGGGCGTCCGCGTCGGCGGATTCGGCGTGTTGTTTACAGAGCCGGGCGATTTGGATTTGGACGGGCAGTTCTTCAGCAAGGACACCGACTTTTGGCTCATGGATGAGACGGAGTCCACGGTGTGGCCCATTTACGGGCATGGCATGGACCCGACCCTCGGCACCCGTCGCTTCAGCGACACCCCGTGGACCGTCAAACAGGACGACGCGGGCCTCTGGATCGAGGGCCAAATCCAAATTGCCGACGAGTACGACGAGATGCTCGTCGAAGAGGGGATTCGCACCGGCAAGATGGGCCTAAGCTCTGGCGCCGTATCGCACCTGGTCCGCGTGTCGCAGGCAGAGAGCGGCAAGGGCGAGCACATCGATCAGTGGCCCATCTACGAAGAGTCCATTACGCCGCAACCGAGCGAGTATCGGACCAAGCCGGGATTGGAGGTGGGCAAGTCGCTGTCGACGAGCCTCTACCATCTCTCGGGTCTCGACATTCCGCCCCTGAAGTCGTTTCTCGGCGTTCAGCCGGGAGAACGAACGTACCGCCCTACGGCGCGCATCGATGCCGAGGGCAAGGAAGCCTCGCTCAATGACCGCATCGACATGATCCGGCATGCTTTTTTCGAGCAGCATGACCCGGACGACGACATGAGGCTTTGGGTCGAAGAGGTGTTCGATGATCGCATCATTGTTCATGAGGATCAGTCTTTTTTCAGTGTCTCCTATACCGGCACGCCCGAGGACGACAACCTCGACTTTGCCGCGCGCGACGAGTGGACGGAAGTCGCGGAGCAAACCGAATGGATTCCCATTGACGACGAGTCGGACGACGACGCGTCGGAAGGGGAAAGCGGGGACGACGACATGGAGGGCATGGCCGCGTTTAGCGACTTTGCCGACACGGCAAAGCAGTTGGAGCAGGAGATGTCTGCCTTCGAAGCCGAGACGGAGTTGGACGAGGCGACCCATTCGCTGAAGTCGATGAACGAACAGCTTGCCCGCGCACTCAACCGATAGACGACCTTCGCCGCGCTGAAGCGCTGCCTGTCAGCGTACGCAGCGTCGCCGCCCCGGCGCCAGGGGATTCGATGTACTTTCTACACACACAGCCGAAGCAAATGCGCAAACTTCGAATGATTCTCTACAGCCTGCTATCGGTGTTTGTCGTGGGCGCTGTAGGCGCGGCGTATGGATACGCGCCTGCCGAGACCAATCACACGCTTCAATGCTGCGTGGATTGGTTTACCGCGGCCACCGCGCACACCGATGGCATCATGCTCGCCAGTGGCGCTGCTGCTGCTGCCGGGGTCAAAGAACAGGTTGAACAGGTTCAGCAGAACCTGAAGAAGATTTTGGACCCGGACGATGGCCTTATGGCTCAACTGAAGGAGGTCCGCAATTACCAGGCGGACATCAAGCAGAAGGTCGCCAACCGAAGCCTAGAAAATGCGGAGTACGTAGAAGAGGTCCATAAGGCCATCATGGACCATAAACTGAAAGAGCGACTGCAAACCATGCAGGATGAACTACATGAGCGTCTCGACGAGATTGAAAAACTCGGTGGCGTCACGCCGGGCAAGGCGCAGTCAATTCGCAAACAGATCGGCGACAAGTTTGTGAAGCAGTTCCAGGACACTCGAAATCCGGTCCAAGAGTCCTGGAAGGTCAACCTGGACGGCATGATGCTGAAGGACATCACCAACGCCGCCGGGTCCGCCGGTCCTGCCATCATTGAGCAGCAGCGCGACGACATCATCGACATCGCGCTTCGGCAGGTCACAGTTTTTGACCTGCTACAGTCGATTCCAGTCTCCACGGATACGGTGGATTACGTGGTCGAGAAAGCCGTTACGGATAACGCGGGCGCACAACCGGGTCAAGGTGCCACCGTCTCGTTCTCGGATTGGACGTTCGAAGAAAAGAGCGACAAGATCGAGACGATCATGATGAAGGTCCGCGCGGCACAGCAGGTGCTCGAAGACGAGCAGCGGCTGGAAGCCTTTGTGCAGACCAAGATGCGTCAGCGTCTGTTGCTCGAAGCAGAGCGCCAGGTCGTCGTGGGCGACGGTACGGGCAACAATCTGCTTGGTCTCGTTCCGCAGTCAACCAGCTACGACACGAACCTTGAATCTGCTGTCGTTCAGGGCACAACCACAGACCTCGACCGCATTAAGGTTGCGATCCTGCAAACGCAGCGCAGCGAACTGCCCGCGACCGGCATCATCATGCCGCACCTGAACTGGACCAGCATCCAGCTACTGAAAGACTCGCAGGGTCGGTACATCTTCGTTCAGCCTCAGAACGACTCGACCCCACGGTTGTGGGGACTGCCGGTCAACGCCACGAACGTGCTGCCGGAGGGATCGGCCCACGTCGGCAATTACCAGTTGGGCGCGACTTTCTATGATCGCCAGGATGTCGAAGTCATGATTAGTACGGAGGACGAGGACAATTTCCAGAAACTCATGGCGACCTTCCGGGCGACGATGCGCGGCCAGGTGGCGGTCGAGCGCCCGAAGGCACTCATTACGCTTCCGTCGAGCACGCTGGACGCGGACGCGCCGTCGTCTGGTTCCTAATCATCTATGGACCGTCTTCTTATCGGGGTGGGCAGTGGGCGCTGCGGGACGAGTAGTCTCGCGCGCCTGCTGTCGTCCCAACCGGGTACTACGGTTACTCACGAGCGCTACGCGCACAAACCGCGTGCGGGTGGGCCGCGCGTGGTGTGGCCGCTTCGGCTCGTGCGCGACTGTTTACGAGACCCGAAGCGGCGGGCCGGAGACGTGGCGTTGCAATGGACGTGGCATCTGCACGACCTGTTTGGTCTGGCCGAGCAGCACGACGTGGAGATTCGCGTGATTGGCCTGCGCCGTGATCGTGCCGAGACCATTGCGTCCTACGAGCGGTGGGTCGGCGAGTCCACGAATCACTGGCAGTACCATGACGGCACGCGGTGGGACTATCACCCGTGGGATCACGCGTATCCGTGCTATGAGGACGCCGAGAGTCGCCGAGAGGCCATCGGGCTGTATTGGGACCACGTGTACGAGCATCTGGCGTCCGTGTCTGACGAGCGTCTCAGGGTGTGGGACGTAGATGCTCTGAATACGGCGGACGGCGTCCGGTCGATGCTACAGCATGCCGGAGTGGAGGACATGAATGTCACGCCCGGAATCCAGGAAAACGCAGTGGCCGCATGAACCACGAAGAGGTCGCACACATCATTCCGACGTTCGAAAGGCCGCGGGTCTGCCAGCGGCTCATTGACTCGATCCGGGCGTATTATCCGTCGGCCAACATCTATGTGTGCGACGACTCCCGCACGCCCCATCGGTACGACGGGGCACACAACATCCCGGCGCCTGCATACGACATTGGACTGTCCGCCAAGCGCAATCACCTCGTCGACGCGACCGACGAGCCGTATATCCTGCTACACGACGACGATTACATCTTCACGGACAACTCGGACCTGAGCGTCATGTGGGACCTCTTCCACGAATTTGACGAGGTCGGAATCGTCTGCGGAGAGCGCCGCGACAGCCGGTTTCACTTTCGTCGTGCCGGATGGTTTTGCGGGAAGGTGTGGCCGGAAGCCTCGGTGCGATACCACCGGCCTCCGGACGAGCAATATCAGACCGTAACCGTCGGCGGGCGGACCCTGCGCTACCACCCGGTCGATTTCGCCATGAACTGGTATTTGGCGGACCGGCGAACCGTCGAACTGGTGCCGTGGGACGAAGAATTGAAGCTCCAGGAGCACATTGAGCACTTTTCGCGACTGGCCGCGGTTCGCGCGCAGCACCATCCTGACGAGCGGTCGCTAGCCTGGCGGGATCGCTACCAGGTACGGTCGACCGGGGAGGTCCAACGGCGGGACACCGGCGACGACCGCGTGTGGGTCTTTGCAAAAGCAACGTTCGCGAACAAGCAACACCTGTCGCATTTGGACGGCAATGTCGCGCATCAAGGCAACTGGTATCGGGTGGATCCCGACTATGCGAGCGAATTGCGCGATCTCGGTGTGATTGCGGAGGAAGTTGATATGCGGCTGGCCCGTCCGTTTCCGCTGCCCGACAACCCGGCGCCGGGCGAAGCCGGGCACGTTCCGTGTCACGTACTGTTGGCGCTGGACGTGACGTGTCTGCATTCGCGCGACATGACCGATACCTTTGAATCGATGCGGACGCGCGACGAATTTTGGACGCTGAAGCAGCAAAAACTCGGGACGGTCGAGACCGACATCGTGCAGTGGAACGATCACCCGCGCATGCCAACCGATCCGTTTCAGGACACCATCACCGACGAGATGCTTTCCCTCCCAACGCTAGAGTGATCTATGTGGATACGTGCAAAGGCCACCTTCTCCAACCGACGCTATCTCAATCACTGTCCGGGTCGAATGCTCCAAAACGGACAGGTCACACAGGTCCATCAAAGCTACGGTCGTGAGATTACGAATACGGCGCTGGCTGAACAGATCAGCGAACCCGCGCCCGAGGATACGGTGGTTGGCGTCGACGATCCGTCACCCTCCGACACAGGCGGCAGCGACACGACCGACGACGACACAACGGCGCAGACGGAGGGCAGCACCGACACGGCAAACGAGGACGTGAGCGACGAATACGACGACACGCGGTCGCTCGACGAGGTCGACATTCCCCACGCGGAGTTGCTGGCCGAACGGGAGCTTGTAACGGTCGCTGATCTGGTTCGCTTTTTGGAGCAGGACGGGGACCTGACGGACATTCCACGCATCGGCTCGGGCCGGTCCAGTAATATCAAAGAAGCCCTTGCTCACCTGTAAACCGATGTGATTGTGCTCAAAGACAGCGCACTTATCAACCGGGACCAGGTTACGCGGGCGCTCCTGCGGTCCGACGAGGCCGACGTGCTGAACGAAGAAGTCCTCACCGACA